TTTGTTCCTGTCAGACCTACAGAATGGAAAAATAGATATAATATTTCTATTACAGTTGGTTTAGGATCAGGCTCTAAAGACCAACAATTAGCTATTCTAAATGCTATTTTAGAAAAACAATTACAAGCATTTCAATTACAAGGTGGAAAAGAATACCCAATGGTATCGTTAAAAAATATTTACAATACTCTATCTAAAATGATTGAAAATGCAGGATTGAAAAATGTAGATAATTACTTTGTAAATCCTGATATGGGTAGGCAAATGGTTCAACCTACTCCACCACCTCCTCCATCTCCTATTGAGAAAATTGAGTTCACTAGAATAGATGCGGAAAACAGAAGAAAACAAGCTGAATTAGAGTTAAGATTAAAAGAATTACAATCTGACAATGCTAAAAATTTATTAGACTTTGAGGGTAAGATAAAAGAACTAGAATTAAAGTATAGTACTCAAATTAATACAGCTCAATTAAAGGCAGAAGCAGATTTAAACAAAATGATGATGTCTAATGGAAATAAAGCCTTCACACAAGCACAACAATCAGCTAATCAACTAGGGGAACAGATTGAGAGCATAAATGAACCAGGACGAACAGAGCAAACTGCAACAGGAAGTGAGCAGATCGGACAAGGCCAGACAGATACTGGAGAACCAAGTATTTAAAGAATCTTTTGAAAAATTAAAAGATTTATATACCACTAGTTTGTTTAATACTGGTGTCAATGAGAACGAAACTAGAGAAAAACTTTGGTTAGCCGTTCATATTGTACAAAAAGTAGAGCAAAATATTCAGGAAGTGTTAGACACTGGAAAACTTGCAAAAAAACAATTAGAGGACTATAGATCACAAATAAAAAATAATAAATTTTAAAAATATGGTAAATAAATTTTATAAAGACAATTTTGAATCTATGAGAAAAGCTGGAGCTAGTCCAACAGACAGCAATTCAGGAGTTATCTACAAAGATTCAAGTGGAAAAGTTATTTCAAAAGAGCAATGGCTTAAAGAAGCTGATAAGCAATTTGAAAAAAAAAGTAATTAAAAAATTCTAACGAATGTTGGGATAAGCCAACTCCAAACGGAGAGCTTTAATCATAACCAAAGGACAAACCATGTCAGACAATCTAGCCAACCCTGTGAAGGGAGCAGAAACTGATTTGCAAACAGCTGCAAAATCAATTTCAGGTTTATTAAATCCAAGTGATGAACCAAAAAAAGAAGAACAGCAACAACAATCACAAGAACCAGAATTAAAAGTTTCTTCTGAACCATCAGAAGAGGAATTGTCGCAAGACGATCAACCTCCGGTTCAAGAAAATACAGAAACCGAATCGGAAGAGGAAGTTTCTGAAACTGAAGTATCTCAAGAAGAACAAGCGGAGATTCAACAGGAACACAATTCCACCCACAAGGTAAAAGTTGCAGGTCAAGAATTAGATGTTACCCTAGACGAATTAAAGAGTGGTTACTCAAGGGATGCCGACTACCGAAGAAAGACCGAAGAATTGTCTGTTCAAAGACAACAATTCCAGTCTGAAGCGGAAAAACAAAGGCAAGACTATTCCGGTAAGTTGAATGAACTCAACCAACTGATGTCTTTAGCTCAAAGTCAATTAAATTCTGAAATTGCTTCGGCAGATTTAGAAAGATTGTACGATGAAGATCCAACAGAAGCTGCTAGAATTGAGCATAAGCTAAAACGCAAACAAGAAAAACTTGCTGAAGCTGTGAACAAGACTAGAAGTGAGCAACAAAAGCAATTGCAAGAAGTAATTCAACTTCAACAGAAACAATTGGCACAAAAAATGCCAGAATTTTCTGATCCTGAAAAAGGTACGCAATTAAAATCAAAGATGAGAACTTATTTGAACTCTCATGGTTTTCAAGACCAAGAGATTTCTCAAATATATGACCATCGGATTGTAATGTTGGTGAATGATGCCATGAAGTATAGAAATATGCAAAAGTTAAAACCTAACCTTGCAAGTAAAATTGCAAAACCAGGTAAAGTTTTAACAAGTGGTATGAAAAAAGACAAAAGCGACATTGCGTTTGGGCAACGGAAGGAAAAGTTAAATCGTTTAAAAAAATCAGGTCATATCAAAGATGCGACTAATGTTTTTTTAGACATATTAAACAATAAAACCCAAAAATAGGAGAACACTACTATGACACAGGTAACTGGAACATATAGTACTTACGATGCGGTTGGAGAAAGAGAAGACCTTTCTGATGTTATTTATAACATTTCACCAACTGATACTCCGTTCATGTCAGCTATTGCTAAAACTAAAGCAACTGCTGTTAATCATGAATGGCAATTAGATACACTAGCAGCTGCTAGTGCGGCTAATGCTGCTGTAGAAGGCGATGAAGTTGCTTTTTCTGCACCAGCATCTACAACTAGAAAAGGAAACTACACACAGATCGCAACTAAATCTGTATTAGTTTCTGGAACACTAGATGCAGTTAATAAAGCAGGAAGAAATTCCGAACTTGCTTACCAAATCTCTAAAAGATCAAAAGAACTTAAAAGAGATATGGAAGCATCTTTAACTGCGAACAATGCTCCTGTAGCTGGAAATGATACTACAGCTAGAGAATTGGCAGGTCTAGGTTCATGGTTAAAAACTAACCAAGATGCAGCTTCTGATGGAGCAGCTCCAACTACTTCTGGTGTTAATGCTAGAACTGATGGAACTCAAAGAGCTTTCACAGAAGATCAATTGAAGAATGTTATCAAGTCCGTTTGGGATAATGGTGGCGATCCTTCAATGATTATGCTTGGTTCTTTCAACAAACAAAAACTATCTGGTTTCACAGGTGGATCTACAAGATTTGACCCAGCTGAAAACAAAAGATTAGTTGCTGCTGTTGATGTGTATGAATCTGATTTTGGTGCTATGCAAGTAACACCTAACAGATTCTCAAGATCAAGAGATGCGTTTGTAATCACTCCAGATTTATTTGCTGTAGGTTTCTTAAGAGATTTCTCTTTAGAAGATTTAGCAAAAACTGGTGATGCTATGAAGCAATTCTTAGTTTGTGAATACACACTAGAGTCAAGAAATGAAGCTGGATCTGGTATTATTGCCGATCTAACTACTTCGTAATCTTTGATTACTTTAGAGGGGGGAGCAATCCCCCTTCTTACAACTTAAACTAATAATTTGTTTGGTCTTTGAAGTCATTGACGGAACGAAGCAAACGGAGAAAATAAAATGAGAACATTAAACGACTATTTCTTAACAGTTAAATTAGATGATGTATCTACTGCAGGTTCTGCTTATGTTGTAGCACCTGACGCTGGTAAGATTATAAAAATACAATCAGTTATTGACGGAGCAATTGCAACTGCAGATGCTGCTATTACTACTGAAATTAACGGAACTGTGGTTACTGGTGGAGCAATTACTATTGCTAATGCTAGTTCAGCTGCTGGAGATGTAGATTCTGCTGAACCTACTGCTTTAAGTTCAGTATCAGAAGGTGATGTTATTGAAATCATTACTGATGGTGCTTCTACTAATACAGTAGCTGCTAATTTCACAGTAATTATTAGAAGATAATTATAAAATGGGGGGTGGAAACACCCCCTAAAATCATTTATATAGAAAAACATTTAGGAGAATTAAAATATGAAAACAAACGGAATATACACTATCGTTTCCAATGAGAATGTAGATTACACAGGTACTGCTGGTCAGTCAGCTGCTTTTGCAAATGGTATTCATGCTATTAGAATTTGTGCATCTTCAGCTTCTTACTTTGCTATTGGTGACAACCCAACAGCAACTTCTGCTAACACTTATTTACCTGCTGATGAAGTAGAATATTTAATTGTAAATCCAGGACAAAAAATATCTTTTGTTCAGGTATCTTCAGGCGGAAAAGCATCTATTTCTCAATTATCTAAGTAATGGCAAAGAAGTCTAAAGGCTTTGGTGTCAATGACTTTATAAAAGGTAAAAGACGCAAAAGGCCAGGTAGGCATAGTAAAAAGCATAAAAATACATATAGAGGACAAGGCAAAAAATGACCAAGTTAGTGGAGCAAGATGGTTTAATAACTACTAAATATCATGATGATGATTCTAATAAGAAAGTTATTATTGAGAGAAATGTAGATTACAAACCTATTTTAAAACACAATAAAGAACTGTACAATAAAAATGATGGCTACTCTAAATCAAGAGATTTAAAAAGAGTTGCTTCTATTCCCACTTTAGTATTAGAGTTGTGGAGTAAAGAGTACAATGGAAATGGTAATTGGTTTGCCTTACCTAAAGATGTACAAACAAAAATTTTAAAACAAAAGCTAAACTCTAGTGAGTTTCGCTATTTTAGAACTGCATCAGGAAGATTATAATGGCACTTACAACATACACAGAATTGAAAGCATCTATTGCAAATTGGTTAAACCGATCAGATTTATCTACAGAGATAGCAGATGATTTTATTGTTTTAGCAGAAGCTGATTTAAACTCTAAACTTCGTATTCGTAAAATGATTAATCAAGCTACGATTACAATTAATGCAGAAACAGAAAATTTACCTACAGGGTTTTTGCAAATAAGAGATTTTTATATCCTTTCAGGATCTACTAAATATCCTTTAAAATATATGACTCCATCTCAAATGGATTCTATTAGAGGAACTTCTACTACTGGTATTCCTCTTACTTATACTATTTTAGGAGATACACTTAGATTCTCTCCTAAACCAGATGCTGAATACACTGCATACATGAATTATTATAAAACATTTGATGCTTTATCATCTTCCAATACTACTAATTATATTTTGCAAAACCACCCTGCTATTTATTTATATGGATCTTTATTTCATGCAGCTAATTTTTTAGGTGGGATTGATGCAAGACAAGTTCAGACATGGCAACAAATGTATGGAACTGCTTTAGAACGATTAGAATTAAACGATAGAGAAGATCAATTTTCAGGTTCGCCATTACAAATGCGTTCAGAAGATACAATTGCTTCTAACTTTAGTAATAGGTAATTATGCAAGTTAAGTTTGGAGAATGGCTACCGGATCAACCGCCACATTTAAACCCAGGTGCGAATGTTGCGACTAATGTTTATTTTGCTAGAGATAGTTATAAACCTGTAAGAAGTTTAGTTTCTTATTCCTCTAATACTATGGGAGAAGACAGTACTGGAGCTGGTTCATTTAGAGATGGTTCAGATAATGTTTATAATTTTACTTCAAACACAACTGACATTTATCAATTAGCTTCTGGAACATTTACTTCAAGAAAAGGATCTCTAACTGGAGATGCTACCGATTTTTTTACCTTCACTCAATTTGGAAACTATGTCATTGCAAGTAATGGTGTAGATGCTCCTCAATATTATT